CGCGCCGACCGCACCAGTCGGTCCCGTGGGACCCGTCACGGAAGCGCCGGTCGGGCCGGTAGAACCTGTGGGACCCGTGGGGCCGGACGCGGGGCCGGTCGGGCCGGTGGGACCCGTCGCGCCGCCTAAGGCCGAGATCTGCGCGGCCGTCAGCGAATAGTTCGCGCCCGAGCGGGCGATCGGGATCAGATCTCCCGTCTGCGCCGTGCCGCCCGTGGGCAACGCACTGATTTTTTCATTGGCCATGGATTACGGTCCGATCTCTTGCTCAAAGAATGTCACGCCATCCTCCAGCAGCAAGAGTCCCGTGCCTGATTCCAATTCGAAGTTGTAGCCGTTGCCGTTACCGCCGCCAGAAAGCCCGGGCGATCCGCCCCACAGCGTTTCCGATCCGCCCCACAGCGTCTCGTAGCCACCGAAGAGACCCTCAAAACCACTGAAGAGGCCCATCAGTAGGTCGCCGACCCGGATTGGATGAACGTCGCGGTCAGCGACCCTGAGCCGCTATTGAGGAGCACGCGTGCGTACGCGGGGCAGTAGCCGAAGTTCGATTGCTGCGACGTCGTTGCGTTGACGACCGCCGTGTCCGCTGTATTGATCCAGGTCACGTTCTGCGGCAGCACCGGGAACGCGTGGCTGTTCGGATCCTGCAGCGTCGTCTGCAGCGTGTAATTGACCGTGCCGGTCACCGTGACCTGGATGGCAATTTGCGGCAATGCCCAGGCGTCGAAGTGCACCCAGCTCGTGCTCGCAATGCCATTGGTGCCGACCGTCACGGCCGCCGTGGTGCCTTGATTCACGGCGATCTTGGTGACCGTCGCGTAATCAAGCGCGGAATACACCGAGCTGCCGGAGTTCGTCAACGTTTCGGTGAGCAAGCTGCCCGTGGATGTCGCGCCCGTGATCGTGAACACGGTCGTCGTGTCGGTCGTCGTGATCAGGATTCGCTGCGGCGTTGGCAAGTACGCAATGCCGCCCGTCACCAGCGAGCCGTTGAGCGTGAGTGATCCGGCCGCGCCCGGCGTCTGCGAGGTCGCGATATTGTTCGCGCTCGTGGTGCCCACGGGGCCGACGCTGACGGTGATTGGCCTCACGCTACCTCCAAAAATAACAACGGGGACACGCGGTCCCCGTCATCGAAGACCCGGTGCTTGCCCGCACGTCAGTCCATGCTCTCCGACATTTCCTTGCGCCCCGGCGCTGGCGTGCCCGAGTGCGCGGAGGACAACGGATTCATGTTCGACCCCGTGCGACCGCCCGACGCCCGCGGCATCTTGCCGGCATGCATCTTGGCCTTGTGGCCCTCGACCTTGCCGCCGGACTTGCGCTTGGCCTTGCCGCCCTTTTTCATTTCCTCGGCTTCGGCTGCGATTTTGCCGGCGTTGGTGCGATCCTCGGGCTTGTCCTTGATTTCCTTCTCGGCCTCGTTGTCGCCGCCCGTGCTGCCGCCTGATGCTTTCTTGCCTTTCATGTCAAACCCTCGGCTATGACGCCTGGTTGATGCCCTGAATGTATTCGACCGAGAACGTGCCCACGCCCGAACCGGTGTTGGTTGAGGTGATGACGATCTGCACGTCGGTGTTGCCGACGTTGTCCCAGTTTCCGACCTGCGTCGCGCCCGTGCCCGGCGTGATGCTCTGCTGACCGAGCGCGCTTGACGTGACGGCAGAGGCGGCCGTGAATGCGGTCGCGGAGGCGGTGCTGCCGACGCCGAACGTCGAGGCGCCGCCGGTCCACGCCGTCGTGGTCATGAGCTTCATGCCGATGATCTGGCTCTGCGCCGGGATCACGATGCTGGTCGTGAAGACGCCCGCCGTCGCGACGCCATTGGGTGCGCCCGGGCTCGTGCCGTTGGCCTGCGTGATCACGACTGCTTGCGCCATGACCGAGTAACCCACGTTGGCGGTGCCGGTCGTCTCGGCAAGTCCTGCGAGCGCTCCGGTGCCGTCCGTATGAAAGACGTTGCCGGCAAGCACCGGACCCGTGAACGCCGTGCCCGGCGTGATCGGGTTGCCGTTCGTCTGGGTGATCTGACCGCCGTTGATGTCCATGCGAGTGCCTTACGACGTCGGGAACGAGGCCCAGATGCAGCGCGGATTGAAGTAGTTGAAGCTGTACCGCTGGTACGCCTTGACGAGCAGGTTGTCGGTGACGAAATCCACCTGCATGTCGGTCTCGAACGGGATGCGGTTCATGAACGCGAGGCCGGCGATGTTGGTGAGCAGGAACCACGCGTACTGCGAGGTCAAGAAGTCCATCACCATGTAGCCCTCTGGAATGCCGCCCGCGGTCGAGAGGATCGCGTTGACGTCGTTGTCCGCCGTCCCGGGACGCAGCTCCGTCTTCGTCAGGCGAATCGCGGTCGGCTCCAACTGCGGCGGCACGATGAGTTTCCGGCCGCGCGAGAACATGCGCAGTCCCGCCTGGTCCTTGAAGTTGGTGCGGATCGAGATCTGGCCGTTGAGCAGCGTCGCTTCATTCAGGTCCACCTGCGTGGTGGGCGTGTTCGCGTACGTGCCGCCGTCGATCGGATGGTTCGTCGCGCACAGCGCCACGCCGTCGCCGCCAACCGCCGCGTTGTAGGTCGTCGCCGTATTGAGCACGTTCGCGCCATAGATCTCCTGCGTTTGCGCGAACGCTTCGATCAGTCCCAGATTGCTCGGGTGGAACTGCGTCTTGTACAGATTGTCATCGATCGATTTGCGGGTGATGGCGTATCCCAACCCGATCTCGTTGTGCTCCTGGTTGTAGATGAAGCGCTCGCCGGAGTTGTTGTCGAACTTGGTCTGGCCGCCTTCGCTCTTCAGCTGCGCGGTCGGCAAGTAGCGCATCTCAGCGGTGCGCTCCAGCGCCATCTTGGAATCGAACTTCGTGAAGACTTTGTCCCACTGCCTTGGAATCTGCTCATACCGGCCGGTGAGTCCACGCAAACCGGGCAATAAAAGATCTTTTATTGACCCAAGATTAATTGCCATCTACGTTCTCCAACGGCTGAGCCCATACTGTTGGGTCATTGCGAATGCGCCAAATATGTTCTGGAGTCACGCCGTATTTTTTAGCGAGTTCCCCTGATTTAGCCGTTGATTGACGAATGTCGTGTACGTCAACGGCAAGCAATTTTGAGGTTCCGATTAGTTCGCCTCGCACATGCACTCGACGACGGCGAGCTTCTCTGTCCGCCATGTTTTCTTTTACGGTACCGGGGCGAAGATGTGCTGGGTTAATGCAGCCAGGGTTATCGCAGGCATGCAAAAGATGAAGTCCATCGGGGATGGGACCGACAAACGTTTCGTAGCTGATGCGGTGCGCCGAACGATCTTTGTTTCCGACGTAAAAAACGCCGTAACGGTTTCGCGTGGGGCCTGTCCACAACCAGCAGCCTGTGTCACTAAGCCGGCACTTGTTGAATAGCCTTGCTTTGATCAGGTCATTGTCAGTGACCTTTTCAAACGAAACGTATTTTTCAAAGGACACTTGCATATTATGTATTCGTCGCCGTGGCGTTCTTGGTCTCGACGTTGTTGAACGCCACATACGCCCAGTTGTAGGCACCCGATGCCGTCCCGTTGCCGCCCGGCGGCGCGAGATACAGGCCAAGCAGTCGCCACGGATACGCCGCCGTCGTCACGCCCGTGTGCAAGAGATACGCGCCGGAGATCCCGGTAGACGTGGAGCCGGTGCCGATCGCGAAATCGAAATTCGATCCCACCGCCGCCTGCGTCACGCCCGTTGCATCGGACTGCACGAGGAACTGCGCGTTGGGGTCATTGACGATGTAGGCACTGATCGTGGACTGATTCGCACTCGTCACGTCCGAACCCGGCCAGTAGTTCGACCACACCGTGCGCTTGATCGACGTCGAGAGGTACTTGCAGCTCACGAACACGCCAGCGAGCGTGACGGTGCTGCCGCCCGCAGAGCCGGCCGCCTGCTGGATCGTGCCGTCGCCGGAACCCACGCGCACGACGGGGTCGTTCTGGTAGATCGCCGTGGTGTTGTAATCGATGCCGCCGTTTGGCAGCTCGACATTCTCGTAGGTCGGTGACGAACCGGTGCCGCTGGTTTGGCTGAAGCCAAAGGGGGCGTTCGTGTTGGCCATGATGGTGCTCGGGCTTCACCACGGCCGCCGGGGCGTGACGAGGCCAAAATCGATTCAACAATCCCGAGCACCGGGCCGGGAGATTGAGCACGTTATAACGGGATTGTTGCAGTGCGTCAAGAGTTGCCGAGTGTATTCGGCTGAGCACGTACTCGGCGCCGTGCATTCACCGCAGCGGTTTGCGTCAGCCTATTTCAAAAAATGTGCCCAGTGTATTCAGGCATACACGCACTGGGCGACGTGGTCGGAGGCCGATGTCGAGCGGCCATGCCCTATTTCGGTATTGCCATCGCCTCGTACGAGCGACCGATTTTCGGCGCCGTGCGCTCAAACGTGCCCTGCGGATTGCCCGCAAGCTGCGCTTCCTTGTCGCCGACTTGCTGGCGC